AGTAGTTACATTCTTTATCAAAAACATATGTGAAGACGTAACCCCTCCACCCTAAACCAAAAATCTTGGCTATCGTGAACGCATCATCAAAGTTGACACCTAATTTAGTATTTATCGGTAGGTCACAAACACCATATAGCTGATAGTCGAGTGTTTGGCCAGCAATTGGTCTATCTCCTGTCAGTGCGGTTATCATTAGAATCTTTGTCTGGTAGTCCAATTGACTTACTATCATTGGCAAAGTGACATGCTTACCAATAGCACCGTTGTACTTATGAAGATTAGTATTACTATCAACAATCTTAAGTGATGGTATCAATGGTATATTCCAAGAAGAGGTGGAAACATCTTCAACTCCCACATTCAAACCACGGGCGTAACTTGCATCCAGTAATGTCTTAATTACGCGCTTCACCTCATCATCAGTGAATCTGTATTTTATATCAGGCAATAGCTTTGAAAAGTAATTAGCAGTTGCGTAGCCAGGTAGTTTTCCCGCCACACTGTGCTTAATACTCCTAACTATTGTTTTGATATAATAAACAAAATCACCATGACAGATGACTGGTGACCCATTCACACTTGCCTCATGTCTTAATATCATCTTAGCTATGTATAAGGGTATATGACAGTCACAAACCATTTGATGGGTCATCATCGGTTGTGCAATACCCACAATCTGCATTCTATTATCTATAGTCCATGCATAGCGTGTGAAAGCATTAATTCGTCCCCCGCCACTTAGTGCTATATCATTAGTCCAAGTACCCTCAACACATGAAGCAATACTCCGATTCACATACCCAAACGACCTCAAATCGTCGATAGAATGCCGAAGGAATTCAGCAGATTGACCGATTGCACACTTATGAGGATTAAATGGCAATACTGACTTCATTGCCTCAATATAGAAGCACATTGCATCATCATAGGTTTCAAAAGTCAAAAGAACATCATCACCTGTCATCTTTGCCCCAGAATAGGTGACCTTAGCTACATCACAAATCATGTTGATATATATCCAATTCAAAGTTGTATTATGATATGTCGTTGTCCTTCTTCCCGTCAACAAGCCGTACGTTATCTTTTTGACATCACAACCATGGAGCTGAACAAACTGATTCATTTCAAGGTTCAGCAACCATGAATAATAAGGCTCTACAACACCAAAGAAATCCAGTTTAGCTTGAGTATTCTCTCTAAGTGAGTCAAGGCTGTGAATATGATCCATCTTATCAAAATCAAGCATGACATAGAAAGCACCATGCATCGCACGGACTCTGTTAGCCTCAGCAATATGAGTATCAAGTCCAGGTTGAAGTAATGCCTCATGATTCTCCCATTGCTCATCGACTCTCCGTTGAATGAAATCTTCACAAGTATATGAAATCGTGTCCTGTGATTTCAAGATACGTGGCTTTGGTGCCTCATACTTAATTGATGGACTTGCCTCAAGAATTGCATCAGTTTTGAACATATAACAAGTTGGTTGAGACTCAAGCCAGGCCATCCTTGTCTCCATAACAACATCAGCATGCATAGCCATACTATGTTTATATTTGATAGGTAAATGATGTGCACCGTTAACACAATGAGCATGCCTAGTAAGCCAGTAATCCTCTAAATCACAATTAAGTAATGACCATCTTTCGGCAGGTGACAAATGACGCCAATGTG